AGAACAATTATCATAATTTAAGATTATACGCTAGAGGTGAACAGTCAATACAAAAGTATAAAGATGAGTTATCTATAAACGGTGACTTAAGCTACTTAAATCTTGATTGGAAACCTGTACCTATAATACCTAAGTTTGTTGATATAGTTGTTAACGGTATTGCAGAGCGTACTTACGATATAAAAGCTTACTCACAAGATCCTTATGGTGTAGAAAAAAGAACTCAATACATGGAGTCTATACTAGGTGATATGAGAAGTGTTGATTTAAATAAATATACTGAACAAGCTTTTGGTATTCAAATATCTGAAAATGATCCTGAAACTTTACCTGAGTCTGAAGAAGAGTTAGCGTTACACATGCAACTTACTTATAAGCAAGCTGTAGAGCTAGCAGAAGAACAAGCTTTAAATGTTTTAATGGAAGGTAATAATTACGAGTTAATTAAAAAACGTTTTTATTATGATCTAACAGTTCTTGGTATAGGCGCTGTAAAAACAGATTTTAACACGTCAGAAGGAGCTACTATTAAATACGTCGATCCAGCTGACTTAGTTTATTCATACACTGAATCACCTTATTTTGATGACTTATATTATGTAGGTGAAGTTAAAAAAATACCTGTAAATGAATTAGCTAAAGAGTTTCCATTTTTAGAGCAAGAAGATTTAGAAGATATAATTAAAAATAAAAACTACCACCAAACAAATTACAATCAAGGCTCAGCACAATATAAAGAAATAGATAATAATAAAGTTCAAGTTTTATATTTTAATTATAAAACATATATGAACGAAGTTTATAAAGTAAAAGAAACTGGTAGTGGTGCAGAAAAAGCTATAGAAAAAGATGACACGTTTAATCCACCAGAAGATAAAGAAGGAAACTTTACAAGATTACAAAGAGCTATAGAAGTTTTATACGAAGGCGCTTTAATATTAGGTAGCAATAAACTTTTAAAATGGGAACTGTCTAAAAATATGATGCGTCCTAAAAGTGATTACAATAAAGTAAAAATGAATTATTCAATTGTAGCGCCTCGTATGTATAAAGGTAAAATAGAAAGTTTAGTTAGACGTATTACAGGTTTTGCTGATATGATACAGCTTACTCATTTAAAATTACAGCAAGTCATGCAGCGTATGATACCAGATGGTATTTACTTAGACGCCGATGGTCTTGCTGAAATAGATTTAGGTAATGGCACTAACTACAATCCGCAAGAAGCGTTAAATATGTTTTTTCAAACAGGTAGTGTTATTGGTAGATCGTTAACGTCAGAAGGTGATATGAACCCTGGTAAAGTACCAGTGCAAGAGATAACAAGTGGTAGTGGTGGTAATAAAATACAAGCTTTAATAGCAAACTACAATTACTATTTACAAATGATTAGAGATACTACTGGACTTAACGAAGCAAGAGATGGTAGTTTACCTGATAAAAATGCTTTAGTAGGTGTTCAAAAATTAGCAGCGGCAAATAGTAACACCGCTACAAGACATATACTACAGTCTGGTTTGTTTTTAACTTCTGAAGTAGCTGAGCAATTATCACTTAGAATATCTGATATAATAGAATATTCACCAACAAAAGATGCTTTTATACAAGCTATAGGAGCTCATAACGTAGCTACATTAGATGAAATGTCTAACTTACACTTGTATGATTTTGGTATATTTATAGAGTTATCACCAGATGAAGAAGAAAAAGCTTTGTTAGAAAACAATATACAACAAGCTTTAGCTCAACAAAGCATAGAGCTTGAAGATGCTATTGACTTAAGAGATATTAAAAACGTAAAACTAGCTAATCAACTTTTAAAAATTAGAAGAAAAAAGAAACAAGAAAGAGATCAAATAGCTCAACGTATGAATATACAAGCTCAAGCTCAAGCTAACGCTCAAGCGCAGCAAGTTGCAGCTCAAGCAGAAGTTCAAAAAAATCAAGCTAACGCTCAAGTACAAGCTCAACTAGAACAAATTAAATCACAACTTGAAAGTCAAAAACAAGCGCAAGAAGTTGAATACAAAAAACAACTAATGCAGTTAGAGTTTCAAATGAACATGCAGTTGAGAAGTATGGAGGTTGATGCTCAAAAACAAAAAGAAACTGAAAAAGAAGATCGTAAAGACGAAAGAACAAGAATACAAGCAACTCAACAAAGTGAGCTTATAGAACAAAGAAATACTGGCAAACCACCTAAAAACTTTGAGTCTGCAGGTAATGATATACTTAGTGGAGACTTTGATTTAGGTACGTTTGATCCTAGATAAAATTTATTAATTATTATTATATTATATTATGGCTAAAAAACAAAAAGAAAAAGTAGCTGAAAAGACTACTAACAATGTTACTAAAGTAGATCTTAGTACAAAAAAAGAAACAACAGATGATAATATCATCAAAGTAGATTTAACTAAAAAAACAAAAACAGATGCCGTTTCAGAGCAAAGCACAGATGAGGTTCCTGTACGCGACGAACCCGAAACTAGCGGAGAAGTTCAGGAAGAAAACGAAAAAGTCGTTGAAGAAGTTACCGGAGAAAGTGAAAAATCCGATAACGTTCAAGATGAACAACCCGTTATTGAAGAAATAACAGACGAACAGGTTGAAGAACAAACAGAAGAATTAGTTGAAGAAACTAAAGAGGCTATAACTGAAGCTCAAGAAACAGGTAAAGAGCTACCAGAAAATATACAAAAACTAGTTGACTTTATGGAAGAGACTGGTGGTAGCGTTGAAGATTATGTTAGGTTAAATCAAGACTATAGTAAATACGATGACAATAGCGTGTTAAGAGAATACTATAGACAAACTAAAAAACATCTTACAGACGAAGAAATAAGTTTTTTAATGGAAGACTCTTTTTCATACGATGAAGAAGAACACACTGAAAAAGAAATAAAAAGAAAAAAATTAGCGTTTAAAGAGCAAGTTGCCAGCGCTAGAAGCCACTTAGACGGGCAAAAGTCTAAATACTATGAAGAAATTAAAGCCGGGTCAAAGTTGACCTCTGAACAACAGAAAGCTATTAACTTCTTTAATAGATACAACAAAGAATCAGAAGAGAATCAAAAAGTTGTAGAACAACAAACTAAAACTTTTAAATTAAAAACCGACAACTTATTTAATAAAAACTTTAAAGGTTTTGATTATAATGTTGGTGATAAAAGATATAGGTTTAATGTTAAAAATACAAACGAGGTAAAAGAAACTCAAAGCGACATTAATAATTTTGTAAAGAAGTTCTTGAACAAAAATAATGAAATGGAAGATGCTGCGGGTTATCACAAGTCTTTGTTTACAGCAATGAACTCTGATGCTATTGCTAGACACTTTTATGAACAAGGTAAAGCTGACGCTTTAAAAGAAAGTATAGCTAAATCTAAAAACGTTGATATGGCGCCAAGACAAGCTTTTGGTGAAGTTGAAGCTGGAGGTGTAAAGGTAAAAGTATTAGGTGATAACTCTAATGATTTTAAGTTTAGAATTAAAAACAATAAATAACAATTTAAAATTACAAAATTATGGCAATTACTCCAGGTGATAATTTGAATAGTGTACCTGCTCCACAAAAGCAAACACTATCTACAAATTACTTAGACCTTTCATCTGCGTCAAACGCAGGTTGGGGACAACAATACGTTCCAGATTTAATGGAAAAAGAAGCTGAGGTTTTTGGACCTCGCACAATTTCGGGTTTTTTAGCACAAGTTAGTGCTGAAGAAGCTATGACTGCTGATCAAGTTGTTTGGTCAGAGCAAGGTAGATTACACATTTCAGTAAAAGGTACAGTAGCAACAGCAGGTTCTGTGAACGGTACGTTTACTGTAACTAGTGATATTGATGGTAACGATATCGGTAACTCTCAAGCTGATCATGGTGTTAGAACTAACGATATAGTACTTATTGCAAGTGCTGGTATAGTTACTCCTTGTTTAGCTGTTGATACTGATACAGCTGTTATTCAAGTTGAACCTTTTGATAAAGCTGATTTAACTGGTCACGCTACAACTGCTGGCGGATCAACTTTATTAGTTGTTGGTTCTGAATACGCAAAAGGAACATCTTACAACGATGGCAACTTTGTTGCTGCTACTTCACGTACTCCAGCTAACGAGCCTAAGTTCCAAACTTTTACTAATAAGCCAATTATAATGAAAGATTACTACGAAGTATCAGGATCTGATGCGTCTAGAATTGGTTGGGTAGAAGTTTCTTCTGAAGGTGGCGCTTCTGGATACTTATGGTATTTAAAAGCTGAAGCTGACACAAGAGCTAGATTTACTGATTACATTGAAATGGCTATGCTAGAAAGTGTAAGAGGATCTAACTCAACTGTTGTCGATACTAGTTTAGGAGCTAGTGCTGACTCTGGTGTTGGTACTCAAGGTTTATTTGATGCTATTACTGATAGAGGTAACGTTACATCTGGTGTTACAGGTGTTAATGCTGCAACTGATTTAGCTGAGTTTGACGCAATACTAGCTGAGTTTGACAAGCAAGGTGCTATTGAAGAGTATATGATGTTTGTTAACAGATCAACTAGTTTAGCTGTTGACGACATGTTAGCTTCAATGAACTCTTACGGTGCTGGTGGTACATCATACGGTGTATTTAACAACTCTGAAGATATGGCGTTAAATTTAGGTTTTACTGGTTTCAGAAGAGGTTCTTACGACTTCTACAAGTCTGACTTTAGATACTTAAATGACAAAGCTACAAGAGGTGGTATTAACGATGTTGCTGGATCTGCGGCTATTAGAGGGGTTATGATTCCTGCTGGTACTTCTTCAGTTTATGATCAAACTGTTGGTGCTAGTATGAAGAGACCTTTCTTACACGTAAGATATAGAGCTTCACAAACTGATGACCGAAGAATGAAAACTTGGGTTACTGGTTCTGTTGGTGCTGCTACATCTGCTTTAGATGCAATGCAACTTCATTTCTTAACTGAAAGATGTTTAATCACTCAAGGTGCTAACAACTCC